ACGATCCGCTTGAGCGAGATCTCAAAAAACGCACCGACCTCGAATGGCGCGCTCTGCTTGAGACGATCTTCTTTGAGTACCCTGGGCTTAAAGATCGTTCAATCGAATACAACTTCACTAGAGAGCAGCTCTCTTGGTACTACGACAAGCTTAAGCGAGTCTGCAATGGCGACGAGTTATTGTGCCAACAGGAATACCCGTGCTCCGCAGAAGAGGCTTGGCTCTCTTCTGGAACGCCCATCTTCCCGATTGATCTTCTCGGCAAATATCGTGCCAAAGCCAATGAGCAGAGTGGGCAAACTTACGACTTAAAACACCTCGGTCAGTACACACTAATCCGCTCACTCGACAAGCTGGCCAAAGTCGAGATCAACAAAGAGCGCGAAGATTACTTTGAGATCTGGCAGCCGCCGATCGCGAAACGTCAGTACTTGATCGGTGCTGACGGTGCTGCCGGTTATATGGATGGCGACTATTCCAGCGCCTTCGTTGTCGATTTAAAAACCCTCGACATGGTGGCAGAGTTCCACGGGCGAGTAGAACCAGGTGACTTTGCCAAGATCTTGGCGAGCATGGGCTACATCTACAACCAGGCGATCATCGCGCCAGAAATTGAAGGTGTTGGCTGGGCTGTCATCACACAGCTGCGAGAGTTTTACTGGAATCTCTATAGATGGCGCGTTGTTGACGGCTATACATTGAAGCCTACCAACCGCATCGGCTGGTCGACTAACTCCGTTTCAAGAACGGTAATGATCACCAATGCCAAAAAGCTCTTTATGGAGCGAGCGCGCGATGTTGATTCGATGCACCAATTCATCCGCAGCCGTCCGTTACTGGACGAGCTTTTTACGTTTTGTGTCTCCGACATGAACGGCAAGCCCGAAGCGCTGAGTGGACATCACGACGATAGGGTGATGGCTTGGGCGATCGCACTGACATGCGCGATGCAAGAGACATACGGAATCGTAGTCGACGAGAGATCCGATATTCCAACCGAATTGATTGCCCGACCGATGGAAGGCGCGAAAGTCTACCGCGGTCCTTCTATGGAATCCATGGCTGATGACATTTTTGACGAAACACTAGATAGGGAGCGTGACGAATGGATAGCAAGATAAAACAACCTAGTACCCCAGAAGAAGCGATCACCATGTTGAATCGCCTGCCGAAGGACAAAATCGTTGGCGAACTTGGGCGCAACGGTTCACCGAATTACAACAACTCAATTGAGCTTGATTCAACGCCAGTTGCTCGCGCTCCGATTGAAGTACCGATCGATGGCTTTCTAACCCAGATCGCTAACGACGTTTTCACCAACACTCACGATCACGACGTCGCCGATCGCACTGATGCTCTGGTCTATCTGTTGGGCGAAAAACTCTACAACGAGATCAATTATCAATCACGCTCTTGCGGTTTGGTTAACGAAGCATCTTTTCTTCGCCAGCGCATTGCGATCGAAGTGAAAGGGCAAGCTGCCGAACAGTCGATGGATAAGGTGATCGCCGGTGGTTTGGCATTGCCGAAACGCACAAAAGACGATGACGATCCGCAGTCTGCCGACAACCAAGATATCCGCGATTATCTCGGCGATACCGTGCTTGGAGCAGTGCGCGGTATTGCAAAGCAATACGGCACGAGCAACATCGCAGCGCTACGCATCATCACGCGCGGCTGCTTGATTGAAAAGGTCAAGCCGAAAGAAACGCCGAGATTGAAGCGTCGCCGCAATCACGAGAAAGCGGTTGTAATTGATGAATAGCACCATATTGGCAATCTTGACGTTTAACGCCATAATGCTTCTGTTATTCACAATTCTGTTGCTGCCTGGTTTGATCTTTCTTTTTCTAACCAGCTACCAGCTCTATCTAAAAACTCTGACGACGAAAGCACTGGGTACGGGTGCCTCGTCAACTTTGCCGGAAGACCTTCAGGGTCTCTTCGCTCAATACACGAACGAAGAAGGCAAAACTCAAATCCTACCCCTATCCGAAGTCCAAGCTCTTGAGAAAGAACGCAAGCAGCGTGAAGAGCAGATCGAGGATGAAGAAATAGAGAATTATGTAGATGGTATCAGTAACGGAAGAAACATCCAGTTTAGATAACCTGGATGCTTGGAACTGGACGAAGCAGAAGTTTACGCCAGACGAATACAAAGCCTATATCGGCCGTCCTCAATGGAAAACGGACATTATCGACGGTCGTCAGTTTGAATCGTACGAAGAGTACGAAGCGTACTGGAACGACTGCGTAAAGACATGGCTCGAAGCTAGTCGCAACGCTTTTGGTAAGGTCAAGAAAGAATGGGCTTACGCGATCCGTCGCTTTGAAAAGTTCACAGAACGCATGAAAGAAGTCAGCTCGGCAAAAGCCGATCCGGCTGCCACTAATTTGCCATTTTTACAAAAGGCATTGATTGAACTCGTCGCTATTCTCTTTGACTCGCTTCCTCGTCCGCAGGCGCAAGGGCGGCAAGCGAGCGAAGACGATCTGATCGGCGCGCTCAATTACTACATTGGGGAAGAATGCGACGCGAATAACTTCGACATGACCATGTACGACATCGGCTTGGATATTCAGCTTTGCAATTTGGGCGTCTTAAAGCAGACCGTCGACATGGACGGTCAAGGTCCGTTCGGGCACCAGGGTGAAATCGTGATGACGCGAGTTGAACCCCGCTACATTCACCCGGATCCATTGGCTGGCAAACTTGAATGGAAGTCGATGAAGTATTTGATCGTCGCGGAACCGTGCGATCTTACCGACATCCGGCTTAAGTACAAAGAGTTGGGCATTTTCGTTGAAGCCGAATCAGCCTACACGACCACTAGATCAGACGAGGATGCCGGTGAATCGAAAGGTATCGCCGATAGCCAACCGAACGTCATTAAATCGCCTGCCAATTATGGCGACACGATCCTGAGCGGCAAAGTTAGACAGCGAGCATTGCTAAAAGAGTGCTGGTTTAAAGATGCTTCTCTCGTTTTTGTGGCGGATCAAGCGCCAACGACTAAGGATAAAGACGGCATTACGGAAATGTCAGATCATCCCTGGGCTATCGACGATGAAGGCTATGTGAAAGGGCAATGGCAAGCTCGATATCCCGACGGTAGATTGATCGTTATTGCCAATGGCGTCCTTTTATTTGATGGCGAAAACCCATTTGAGCACGGTCGACCACCTTATGCGTTTTTTAGAGGTAGACCTTCTTCTGGCGTGCTATCTCCTGGTGACGCATCCTTCCTGATCGTTATTGAGCGCAAACTCAACGACATTTACTCGCGCATCTACAACATGGCGCAAGCCAACATTGAGCGACCGACCATTGTTGATCGAAACGCTTTCGACTCGCCTGCTAAATGGCGAAATCTCGACACCCTCCCGATGACGATCATTCCTGTCACTCCTGGCGCAAATCTGCACAAGCTAGAAGCTGGCGAAATTCCTTCGTTCGTTTATCCGCTCGCATCCTATTTAGAGAATTTCTTCGAAGACTTTATGGGTGTTCAGGGCGTCGCTCGAGGAAAACTCGCTGAAGGCGCACAACTATCCGCGCAGGCTTTGGGTGATCTTCAATCCGCGCAAGGCACCAGGACCAGAATGAAGGCTCGCTTTATTGAGTTCGGGCTGAAGGAAGTCGGCGAACAGTTGGTGAGCAATATCGTTTCGACTTATCCCGATGGGACGCCGGCGAAAGTCACTGATCCAAAAGACGGACAGAATTACACCGTTAAATGGGATCGCGATCGGGCGGGCGAAGACTTCACGATCGTCATTCAAGCCGGTTCATCTTTGCCCGGATCGAAGCAATCGGCTTTCGAACAAGCACTGCAGCTCTATCGAGAAAAGATCGTCGATGCGCAATACGTTCTGGAAACCGCGCAGGTTCCGAACTCCGACAAGATCCTGCAACGCAATCAAATGCAACTACAAGAAGCGATCGCCGCTCAGGCCGCAGGTCGTGCCGTCGGTTTGGAAATCAAACAAATCACAAAACCGGAAGACACAGCCGGAAGGAAAGGTATGGATTAATGAAAAAGCTTCTACTTTCTCTCGCTTTAGCGGTTCTTATTACACTCCAAGCACAAGCAACCCAACCTACCCAACAGCAAATCACCGTTCAATTACTGGTCGCGCTTGGGTTAATTAACCAAGCAAACGACACATTAATTAACTACTCCGCACCATCTACGGTACTTGCGAGTTTCTCTGAAAAAACCATCGTGCTAATCCCAGCCAACACTACGGGCAATCAAGTTAACCTCGCCACCACATTTCCCGGTATAAGCACCGTACTGGTGCGAACTATACGCGACGTGACTAATCCGCCTCAGTCGATCAACTTCTCACCGAACATCACGGGAACAAGAGACACCCTCGCGGGTGGTGGTGTCAATATCAACATAACGGCTGTGGCACCGGGTTCTGTGTACTTCGATAATCCTAATTCGACTGCAAGTTATATCGAAATTGGTGTGCTCGGTAACTAAAAACCGAGGCACCGAATCTAGTGCGCCGTGTTTACAGCGAACACGGCGCACATTATCATCAGCTTGTTATTCGTATTGTCGTATTGTTGAATATGAACTCAATGGGATCACAAGTAGGTCAAGCCGCCTCTCCGGTGCAAAATCCGAGGATAGCCGCGATTATGCAAGGTCAGGCTCAAGCGCCTTCGACCGTAACTGGACCTACCCCACAGCAGCCCGGTGGTTATCCTGCCGCGCAAGAGAAATTCGATAAACCGATCGAGCTTATGGCTCGCGGGTGTCAGCAACTCGCAACCATGTTGCGCAAAGACGGCGATAACACGACTGCTAATGCGTTTGATCGCATTGCGGTGGAGATCAGGAAATTAGGGCAGCGCAGAGAAGATCAGTTTCAGAAAATTGCCGAAGCTAAACAGGCTCTCACTGCCACCATGAGCGGGGGTAGTCCACAGTAATGTTTAAGCTAAGCAAGGATGCAAGAGCCGAAGCGCTCACTCTTATTAAAGCCGATGAAGGTTTCGGCAAACCACTTACAAGTTTTGTCGACGAACCAGAAGTCGACGACGACAATCTGGACACCACAGTCACAGAAGAAACGCCCAAGACTGAGTCTCGAACCGATGTACCCTCGACCGAGGCTCAGTCCGAAGGCGCCAAACTAGCAGTCGAAAAGCCGGTTGTCCAAGCCCCAAAAACTGAAACACCCAAAGTTGATTACACCGAGTTGTATTCGGAACGCGCGCGAGCCGACAACGCCGAACGCGAACTGCAAGCCCTTCGACGTAAGTACTACGAAGAGCAAAACAAGGCAGCGCAAAGCGACTACTCACAAGACGAGCCGATTACTCGACGGGAAGCCGCCGAGCTTTTGCAACGCGAACGCGCTCAGACCGAAGAACGAAATCGCCAAGCCGAACAGATGGCAATCAGCGCGAATCTTAAACAGGAGCGCCAAGCTCTCGAAAGAGATTGGGCTGCTATCAAGGCTGAATTTCCCGATTTCGAAACTTATGTCCCATCCGACAACGTAGAAAAAGGGTGGGCTTATTTTCAATCGCGACCGAAAGAAATCGGTTTTGGACAGGACTGGAAAGCACAAATGCGCCAGGTCTACCGAGACAAATCTTTCGATGCGAAACAGAAAGAACTTGCCGAATTACAAGCAAAAGACGCTCAGCGTAAAGAGCGAGAAAAAAAACGTAGAGAGACCAATAAAGACAACTTGAGTCTAGTACCACGGTCGGGGGGTGGCTACCAAGAACCTGTTGAGACGATCGCGCGGCAGCGTAGGGGCTTTAACGATAAGAACCTACGTTCGGCGGCGATGAAGTTTATCAACCAAGGATAAGGAGTAACCGCCGATGGCACTATCGCCCAACACCCTCACCACGATGATCGACCGCCTGTATACCAGGCAGTTAGTCGACAACTTCTTTCTAGGCTCACCGCTCTGGAACAAGCTTTCACAAAACGAAGATCCCGTGTCGGGTGGTCGCCAAATCGTCGACCAAATCTCCTACGCCAACAGCTATAACGCTGGTGTCTGGGGCGGCGGTATCAACACCCTTCCGGCTGCCTTCATCGGTCACGCCACCGAAGCGGCGCAACCACCTGCTTTCTACTACTTCTCGGTCGCCATTCCGGAAACCGACGAAATCCAAAACCAAGATCCTGCACAGATCATCAACATCGTCGAAGCACAATTTGAGCTTGCTCAAATGTCACTTCGCGACACGCTCGGTGCAGACATCTACGGCGATGGAAGCTTAAGAAACGGTTTCCAAACCCTAATGGGATTGAAAGCCGCGATCACCTATTCCGTCGATCCAGGCACACCCACTGCAGTTCCTTACGCTGGTATCACCCGCGTCGGCGCAACCGGTTCGAGATTCGCTCCTGTCGGTAACGCTTTCTGGAACTCTAACGCCGTCGCCCTGTCTGGCGGTGGTGGTGCTCAAACTAGATGGAAAGGCACATTGAATTATCCAGCCGGTACCACTATTGCCGGTGCTGGTGTGATCGTCATGCAAAACACCTTCTCGTTCTGCACGGTCAACAACGAAGCGCCAGACCTTATGACCGCTTCGCAGCTGGCTTACAATGCCTACTACGGCACCTTGACTCAGTTAATGAGACAAGCAACCGCGGACGATCTTGGTAAGCAAGGCTTCACTGGTTTGTTGTTCAACAACACCCCATTGATCCAAGACGACTACTGCGACAACGATTCGATCTACTTCATCAATTCACGCGTGTTCAAGCTTCGCCCGTATGAGCAAGGCAACTTCCGCATGACCGGATGGAGACAGCCAGCCGACCAGTTGGTCAACCTCCGTTACGGCATCTGGATGGGTAACGCAACTTGCACGAGACCGAACCTTTTGGGTCGCCTCTCTGGCATCACCGGCTAATTCTAAGGAGATTCAACATGCCATACCCGCCAGCTATTTACGGCGCACTCACTGATGTCTACCCTTACACCGCAGGTCAGGTTAACGGCGGATTGCCCGACGGTTTACAGCCTGGTCAGGAATATTGGGATCCGCGCACAGCCAACACTTATATGTTTGTTGTCGCCGACGCTGCTGTTTCGCAGTATCAAGCAGTTAAAACCGATCCAGGTCAAACCACCAACAACTGGAAGGTCATTCCGACGGCTACCGCCGCCGACGTCATTCTCGGCGTTGCCCAGCAATCCAGCGGAATTCCATCCGGTTACGCAGGGTGGGTTGTCCAGTATGGTCCTGCAACGGTTAACGTTTCGGGTGCTATCGCTGCCGGTGCGACCCTTGCTGCAACTGCTACCGCAGGTGCTCTGGGTACTCCGTCGGGAACAAACCCACAGATCCGTGCGCAAGCGGTTGGAACCACTGCTGGTGCTGGTACTCTGCTCGCCAACTTGCTCTAGGTGTAGAAGTGATGGGGTATTGCAATGAATTTTGCTCAAGCCCGTTACCAAGTACAGCTAGGTCTTGATGACGTAAACGCTCAGTACTGGTCCGTTGCTGAAATAAATCTGTGGATAAACGAAGGCGCAAAGCTGATGAACTCGCGTGCGCAATGTCTGACTAATGTCTGGCAATTGCCCGCGAACTCGGCTCAAGTGCAGCAAGAATATTTGCTGCCCGAAGACATGGACGAAGTTCTTTCGGTTCGTTTCTTTCAGGGCACCTTACTGGTGCTTAAGCCGAAACCGCAAAAGGATCTTCAGTTCGGCACGCGGCTCGTCGGTACTCCGATGCACTATTACATCCGCTACGGTACCTTGACCTATGCCGGTCAGGGTCCGAGTGGTGATGTGCTTGTGCAGCCGATCACGACGAACCTGAGCAAGAAGCCTAAGTTCATCATCGGTTTGTCGCCTATTCCGCAAAATCCGAACAACATTACGGTGTTGTACAACGCGCGCCATCCGATGTTGATGAACGACGAAGATGAGTTGTGTATCCCAGACGAGTTTGAACGCGGTGTCATCGCTTATGCGATTGCACAAGGCAAGAACAAAGAGGAAGCTTACGCCGAAGCCGACAAGTGGATGAGCCTTTTCACGCAGTTTACCGAGTCGTGCAAAGAGAAGTTCGACAACATGGGTCAAGAGGATTCACTGCCGACCTTCAAGATCCGGAATACCGCAGACAACGAAATGGGCTTGGGCGGCTCAAGCTGGATCTATGTAGGAGACGCCTCCTATGGTTAGTCCAGTTCAACAAGCGCTTGATGATGCTTACCTTCCGATTGATTTTGTCGACTTCACCGGTGGACGAAACACCGAAAAGAACATCACAACCCTTGGTTTAAACGAGAGTCCGGATCAGCAAAA